GTCCCGCAGCGCGGCGTAGGCTGCGAGGTAGGTGGAGTGCACGGCCAGCGGCTCGCTCGAAATCGACGGGTACTCCGCCTGGATCGCCTGCCACTCCGCGACCCAGCGCGGCTTCTCGGCGATGCTGAGCACACTGTCCGCCGCCACGTCCACCAGGACCACGACCTCGGGGTAGCACACGCCCGCCTGGCGCACCCGGAAGACGTAGCTCACGGGGCTCTGCGGACTCTCTAGCGTCCAGTCGAGCGGCCCGGCGGTGACCCCCACGGACGTCCAGGTGGGGGCTGCGGGACGGTCCCCGCGATACGACGTCCACTCCAGGGTCCAGATCCCGGGGGGCAGGCCCTCCGGGGAGATCGTGGTAACGCGGATCAGGCTGCGGGGCACCACCTCCCAGGCGGCCTGGATCATGGGCGTGATCCCCTCCGGGAGCGGATAGGGGATCGACGTGCGGGGCATGGCCCGCTTGCTGGTCTCGCACACGAGACGCAGCCCGGTCTTCGTCCACTGCAGGCGAGTGCTCATCAGAAGGCCTCGAGGTAGCGGCTGGAGAGCACCTGGCGGCCACGGAACACGATCTGGAGGTCCCCACCGATGCCGGGTGCCAACAGGACCGCGCCCCCCACCTTGATCTCGCCGCAGGTGAACCCGCCGGCGGGGGCCGGGCCAGCGGAGACCCGGAGCGTTCCGGGCGTCCCGGAGAGCACCTGGAGGAGCTGCTCCAGCGTGGGCCGCTGGCCGTCCGCGGTCCCGAGCGTGTAGCCCTGCCCCGGCCGGTCGTCGTAGGCGCTCCACTTCAGGGTGAGCACCGGCAGGTAGCCCAGCACGCGCATGCGCTCGCTGCCGTCCAGCAACTCCTGCTTGGTGCCCTTCGTCTCCCACTCCAGCTTGGGGTTCTTACGGTCCGGAGGCGGCAGGTAGAGTGTCTTCGCCTTGGTGCCGTCCGCGTTGAGCACTGCGAGCCGGATGGGTCCAGGGGCCATCAGCACGTCACACCTCCTCGAGGAGCGTGGCCTTGGCCTCGCCCTTCACGATGTCTTCGGAGAGCCCGATCAGCCGCGCCGTGCGGCCGCCCTCGGCGATCTTCTGCCAGGGCCCCAGGGCCTCCCAGGGGGGCGCGGTGCCCGGGTCCTCATGCACCCACGTGGCCTCCCACTGGCGGCGGGGCCGCCCGAACCACGCGGCATAGGCCGAGGCGACGCCGTACGCCTGGCCAGGGCTCGCCACCAAGGGGTGGTCGCTGATTTCGAGGGCCCGCCCGCCCTGCACGGGGCCGAAGGCGTCCGCGTAGGCGTCCTCCTCCTTGCCGCCCACGCGCACCACGCTGAAGAAGTGCGCGGAGATCCGCTGGGACGTGAGCTTGGAGGTGTCCACCGTCAGGGCCGTGGCGCTGGAGGACTCCCCACGGGAGATCACCTGGAGCACCCCGTCAGGCCGCGGGACCACCACCGCCAGCTGGAGCTGGGCCACGTGCTCCAGCAGCTCGGCCCCGGTGAGGCCGTACGCGGAGACCCGCTCCACCGTGCGTGGCAGCGTGGCGGAGACCTGGAAGACGCGCGAGCCCAGGATCCCGACGAGCCGCGTGGGGCACGACGGGTCCCGCAGGGCCATCGCCAGGCGCGGCACACCCGCATAGACGCGATCGCTCCACAGCACGGGCGAGGCCCCATCGGTGGGCGTGGCCGTGAGGTGCAGGAGCCAGGTCTCCGTGAGGGTCTTCCCCTCGTCGTCCGTCCCGGAGACGCGGGCGCACACGTAGATGCCCGAGTCGTCCAGGGCGGCGAAGGTGCTGGGCAGCAGCGTCGTGCCCGTGTCGCGGACGTTGCTCCAGGCCAGGGACAGCACGCCCCCGGCGTAGCTCACGCGCCCATATCCCCCGGAGCCCAGCAGGTAGACCCCCCACGGGGTGGTGCAGAGCTTGGCGCCCTGCATGCCCGCGGCCAGAGCACAGGTCGCCTCCGCCCCGGCCCCGCGCACGAGCTGCAGCTGCAGGGCCCCACTGGAATTCGCCGCCAGGGCCAGGATCGCGCAGCCGGTGCCGCTGGCGTGGGGGACGCCGATCATCGGGGCGATCTCGCAGGGGTGCCACCCGGCCACAGGCCAGGACGCCGCAGAGGACCACGCACCCCAGGTCGAGCCATCCCAGGCGGCCTCCTGCCAGGTCGAGGTCCCGGTCTTCGTGTTCGGGTTGGTGACGCGCATCCGGCGCCGTCCGGCGCAGTCGTGGGCCAGAGCGTAGCCCGTCCACCAGAGGGACCGCCCCTCATCCTCGTCCCTGGAGAGCGGGTTCCACGACCCGTCCACCTCGCGGGACCGCCCGGCCTTCCAGGTCCCATAGGCCCGGTTGCGCCGATCCTGGTACGGCGCGAGGGCCGCGCTCTCGTCCACCATGAGGCTGTAGGGAGCGCTGGCCAGCTGCGAGGTCCAGTCCACGTGCCGCGGAGAGGTGGACTGGCTGAAGGTCCAGCCGCCCTCGATCGTGCCCGTCCAGCTCCCGCCCGCGGCGAAGAACCGCAGCCCGTCCAGGGTGGGCTCCGCGTCGGAGGCCTGCGTGATGCGCGGGGCGTCTCCGTCCGTGGGGACCCAGGAAAGGATCGGGCGCGGCAGCACCGCGGGCGTGAACCGCGAGAGGTCCACGGTGTAGGGCGCCGCAGCGGATTCCACCAGCCGCCAGGCGTCCACGTGCACCAGCGTGCGGCGGGAATCCTCGGAGAGGTAGAGCTTGTCGCCGTCCCGGAGCTCCGTGGTGAGGGGCTCCGTGAGGGTGATCGTGCGCCGCTCGGCGTCCACGTCCAGGATCTTCAGCTCCGCGTCGGAGGTCGTGAGCATCACGTCCCCGGGCGTCAGGTGCTCCACCGTGTCCAGGGGCACCGCCACGATGGAGGGCTGGTCGTCCGCAGGCTTCAGGTTGGCCGTGACGCTGTAGTAGAGGGACTCCCCGGTGCTCGCGGACTTGCGGTAGATCGGGAACGTGGCCGGCTTGCCGCTGGAGGTCCAGCCGATCAGGCGCACGATCCAGATCCCGAACAGGTCGAAACAGGAGTGCACGACGTACTCCTCGGCCCCGTAGAGCATCACGTCGTCCTTCTGGAGGTCCGGCTGCTCCGTGAGCTGGAGCATGTCGGAGCCCTTGATGCACTTCGCCGTCCAGGGCCCTGCCCCGGGCCGTGTGGAGGCGACCTTGGGCAGCGGGCGCTCCCAGGCCTTCCCGTCCAGAATCACGTCCCGGAGCAGCACGCTCCAATCATCCGCCTGGAGCTCCACCTGGAGGTCCCTCTCGTCGCGGCGGCAGGAGGCCAGGTCCACGACGCCCAGAAAGCGCTGCACCCCGCCCACGGTGAGCTGGAGCCAAGGCGCAAACAGGCGGGCACCGCCCGCCGTCGCGATCTGGTCCTGGATCCAGGCCCACACGGTGCCGCCCTCGTCCCAGACCTTGCAGCTGAAGCCGCCAGGCTGGAGCTTGGTGAGCTGCTCGTCGATCGTCCAGCCCAGCTGGCCCAGGCTCGCAAGGTTCGCTGAGATCTGGCACGAGACGGAGGCCCCGCCCGCTCCGTCGTTCTGGTAGAGCGTGACGACGCAGGGCCTCATACGTTCCTCCGGTCGCGGTCGTTGAGCATCCGCCGGATGCGATCCCCGATCAGGCGGTCCGTCTCCGTGGACTCGCCCAAGATCGTGGCGCCGCGGAGGTCAACGTAGGCCCCGCCACCCGAGGCGGAGGACGCGTACCCGGCCGCCTGGTAGCGGTAGCTGGCCGCTGCGCGCTCATCGGCGATCACGTTGGCCGTGAGGTTGCGCGCCCACTCCTTGAAGCTCACGTCAGGCGCCACGATCTCCGTCTGCCCGGGGACCTCGCCCATGAGCGCCCAGGTGGGGCCGGTGATCGGGCCGCCCTGGGCGTAGGCTTTCGCGGCGGCGCCCATGCCGGTGGCAGCGCCCGCGTTGGCTGCGAGGGTGGCGGTCATCATGGCCACCAGGGCGGCTGCGATCACGGGGCCCACGTAGGGGATGCCCGCGTGCGCGCGGAAGATCTCAGCGGCGGCGGCGATCTGCGCGCCCACGGCCTGCTGTGCGCCAGACTCCGCGGCGGTCTTCCCCAGGAGTTTGTTCGCTACGGCGGCCACCATCCACTTCGCCACGAGCTGCGCCACGAGGCCGGCCACCGTGGACACGATGCCCTTCCAGACGGTCTTCAGGCCCTGGGCCAGCTTCATCTGGCCCGTGAGGATGCCCTGCACGCCCTGGGCGAAGCTGTTCTCCACGCCCTGCATCAGGTTCTGGGCGAAGGTGCCCCACTGCTGCAGCGCCTGCTGCGCGCCGTTGATGTAGGCGGTGAGCCCGCCGTCCCAGTTGGTCTGTTGGTTGGCCCCCTGGAGGCCGAATGCGCTCTGCTGCTTCGCCTGCGCGTGCCGGTCGTCCAGCGCCTGGAGCTGGGAGTAGAGCCGCTGCCGGGCCAGGATCTCCTGTGCCGGCAGCTCGGTGATGCGGCGCTCCAGGGCCGCCCGCTCGGTCTCGTAGCGCCGCTGCTCCAGGGCCGCCAGGTCCTGGATCTCCTGCGTGGCGCTGATCTCCCCCAGGTTCCGCCGCTGTTCAATCGCCGAGCGCTCCAGCTCGTAGAGGGCCTCCTCGTGCGTCCGCTGCCGGTCGAAGATCACGTCGGTGAGGCGGGCCTTCTGGTCCGCGATGTCCTGCTCGACCTTCAGCACCTCACGCCGGGCCGCGGCCGCCTCCTTGGACTCCTTGCCGTGGACAGCCGCTTCCTTCGCGGCGATCTGGCGGGCGATCTCGAGGCGCTTCTCGCCGTCGTGCTTGTACGCCTCCAGGTCCGTCTTGAGGCTCTCGATCTCGGCGTCGTGCCCTTCCTTCAGGACGGCCCGCTTGGCGTCGAGGAGCATGCGGTCCGCCTGCGCCTTCTCCTTGGCGTTGAGGTTGTAGAGGCCCACGTTTTCGGTGAGCCAGCGCACCTCCTGGGCCTTGGTCCACTCCATCAGCTGCCCGGCCTTGGCGCTGGTGGCCTCGAACTCGTAGCGGGCCTGCTCAAGGTCGCTCTTGAGGCGGGAGAGGGCGGCATCGGAATCGCCACCGCCGCCGAAGGTCTTCCCGCCCGAGGCCGCCTCCGTGCCCTGGAGCAGCCTGGAGAGAGCCTGGTCCGCCTGGGCCAAGGCCTGGCGCAGCGCGATCACCTTCCGGTGCGCGGCCTCCGCCGTGTTCCCCATCATCAGGTTGCCCGCGGCCATGGCGGCGCCTTCACGCCCGCCAATGCGAGCGCCCGCGCTGCGCTCCTCGATCTTGAGCCGGGCCTCGGTCTCCTCGGCCGCCAGGACCTCCGCCGCGATCGCATCCCGCTTGAGCTGCAGCTCCTCGCGCTTCTTGGCGTTGACCTGCTCGATCGCCTTCAGGATGTCCTGGTAGTTCTTCGCCTCACCCTTCAGGGCCTCGGCGTACTCCGGGGCCATGGCGATCAGCTCGTTCTGGATGTCCTGCAACTGGCGCTGGTTCGATCGCTTCTGGGCCTCGGTCTGGTTTCCCTTCTCCATGGCCTCGCCCAGGGCCTTCGTGCGCTCCGCCAGCCGCTCCGCGTTCTGGACCTGCGCGGTCTGGGCCGGGAGACTGTCCAGGAAGGCCTTGCGCGCACGATCCGCCGCCGTGGCCCAGCGCTCGATTGCCCAGGCCGCACCGCCCACAACGGCGATCGTGGCCGTGAGGGGATTCACCAGGGACGCCAGGGCCCCACCGAAGGCCCGCACACCCGTGACGCCCTGCATGGCGCCCAGGGCCATCTGCACACGGATCTTGTCGATCACCGCGCCCAGGGGCCCCACCAGAGAGGCCAGCGTCCCGCGCAGCATGTAGAGCGCGCCCACCACCAGGGCCACCTGGACCACCTGGGACGAGAGGATGCTGCCCAGCGTCTGCAGCAGGCCCACCACCACGCGGATCCCGCCAGGCGCCACGTCGGAGAACCACTGCCCCAGGCTCGTGAGCGCGGGCAGGGCCTCCAGCCCAGCACGCACCTTCAGGGCCTTCAGGGCATCGTCCACGTCGTTCATCGCGGCCCGATACTGCTTCACCTTCATGGATGCATCCGGCCCAAGCGCGAGGCCGAGCGTGTCCACCTTGCGGCGCGCCTCCTCCATGACCTCGGGGGTGAGCTGCACGTAGCGCAGCATGTCCCGCCAGCCGCGCCCGAAGACCTGGGCCGCCGCGGCGTCGCGGTCGGTGCCGGCCTTGAACTCCAGCAGCTTGGCGTTGACGTCCGCCAGCAGCTCCGGAAGGGCCCGGAAGTTGCCGTTGACGTCGCGGGTCGCAACGCCCATGCCGCGGATCGCGGCCTCGTTCGAGCCGAGGGTGCGCACCAGCTTCTGCGCCCCGCCCAGGAACTCGTCCACGTTGCCGTAGATGTCCCCAATCGCCGTCCCGAGGATCGCGCTCTCGCGCGCCGTGGTGCCCAGCGCCCGGGACAGGGCGCCGTTTTCCTTGGCCAGGGCCACCGTGCCATCCACGGCGCCCTTGAAGATCGCACCGCCCCCGAGCGCAGCCGCGACAGCCGCGATGGGGGCGGTGAGGTTGCCCACCACCTTGGAGAGCCCACCGAACTGGCCCTCGATCTGGGACGTGGCGTTCTTGATGGCCCCCGTCGCCTGGTTCAGGCCATCCATCAGCGCGCGGGTTTCCGCCGTGATCTCGACCTGGACTTTGGGGTTGGAGGCCATCGCTCAGTCCTCAGGGGGTTCAGGGGGTGGGGGTGCTTCCTTGCAGGCCGGGAGCATGGAGGCCCAGATCTGGAGCGCCTGGGCGTGGGCCTTCCACTTGCCTTCGCGGAGGTGAGCCTCGACCCAGGCGAGGGCCTCATCCGCGGGGAGGAGGGCGGCCTGCGTCCACCCCCCCGCGAGCGGGGCTAGGATTCGGCGGAGCGGGAAGCGCCCGCCGTTTCGGCCTTCGTCCCCTGCCCCGTCTGGTTCTCGGAAGAGGCGGGGGGCACGCCCAGCGAGGCGGCCCATTCCGTAAAAAAACGGATCGCATCCCCGAAGGTCTCCCCGAAGGGCTTCAGGGCGGCTGCCTGCTCCATCTCGGCGAGCTTCGCGGGGGTCCGCTCGGCCTCCAGCAGATCCTCCGCGGAGGCGTTCACCACCGCGGAGAGCTTCCGGATGACCCGCATGCCCCCGGCCTTGCCGAGGGCCTTCATCACGTCCGCGATCGCGCTGGGGTCGTTCTTCGCCAGGCGCTCCTGAGCCTCAAGGATGAGGCCCAGGTCCAGATCCGCCATCAGAGGGAGCCCGTGCTCCATGTGCACCGTCAGCATCGCAGGCCTCAAAGCGCGGCCGCGTCGGCGGTGTCGGCCAGCATGATCACGCCGTTACCGGCGGCGTTCAGCGCGTAGGGGCTGGGCCGCAGGGAAAGCGTGACCTTCACGCTGTAGGCGTCCTTCTTGCTGAGCTTCACGTCGATCTCAGGCACGAAGGAGGCCAGGGGCCAGAGGAAGTGGTCGTACTCGCCGGGGATCAGCACGGACGCCATGCGGGCCATGGCCACCACGTTGTTGTAGTTGGCGTTCGCGCCGATGGCGGCGATCTTGCGGCCAGCCTTCCCGGCGGCGGCGGCCACGGCAATCAGGTCTGCGGTGGCGAGGCCGAACACGTCCTTCAGGTGGGCCGTGTCCACGTCGTAGAAGCTGAACTCCACACTGGCCTCATCGATGCCGGAGAGCATCTTGGTCTTGGGCCCGTTGTTGTAGTCGAACTCCACCGTGGAGGGCTTCACCTTCTGCGAGATGCCGTCCGCGGTGAGGTTGCAGTAGGGCGTCACGCCCGACTTGAGCACCTTCTTGGCCGCGGCGTCCTGGTAGAACAGGCCGTAGTAGCCGTCCGCCGTGGACGCGAGCGTGCCCGCGCCGGGGTCGGCCGAGGGCGCGGCCACCAAGTAGAGCTGGCAGGTGCCGACCTTCTGAAAGTTGCCGTTGAGCGCTGCGAGAGCCATGGTTTAGTCCTTTCCTTCGGGTTCGTGGTTGGTGAGCTGCGCCTCCACCACGCCGGGCATGGTGAGGACGCGTTCCAGGTGCTCGCGCGGGATGGCCACCACCTCGCCAGCGGGCAGCTCGAGGCCCAGGTCCGGGAAGGTCGTGGTGCACTCCGTCGAGGTGACGAAGACTTCGGCAGGGGCCTTCATTCGGGCCTCCAGAGGTAGAAGACGTTGAAGTTCAGGAGCGTGCCGGAGAGGGGGAACTCCCCCTCGCTGCCGTCCCAGGTCTGCTCGGCCCAGGTGATCCGGTTCACGATTCCGCCCAGGGTGTCGTCCGCCAGCACCGCGCGGCGCACGGACACGGCGATGTCATCCGTGGCGTCATCGTCCCCGCGGGCCGCCGCAAGGATCTCCACGCGCAGGGTGTAGACGCGGTTGTGCGCCTGCTGGTGGTCGTCCTCGTCCCCGTTCTCGGGGCGATCGGTGAGCCCGAAGAGGCACACCGCGGGCAGCTCCGCCTCCGCGAGGTCGCGGTGCGGCGCGCGGAAGAAGTGCACCTCGGGCATGGCGGCCTGGATGCGGGAGGCGACGACGTCGCGGATCTTGCGCTGGGTGGTGGTCATGGCTGCCCCAGGAAGACGCGGAGCAGCTGGCCCATGGCCGCGAGCTGCACACGCAGCACGCGCCACTGCCGGCTGTTCCAGGTGAGGTTCTGGCCCTCCCGCAGGTCCGGGGCATCGGCGGCCACGAGGCGGAGCACACGGGTGCGCCCCGCCACGATGGTTTCGCCGCCGTCCAGGCTGTCCTGGCTCGATGCCACGCTGGGCGCGCCCTGGACCACGCTCCCGTTGGGGAGCGTGACCGGCTCGGCGAACTCGCCCAGCGCGTCGCGGAGGTCAGCGGAGAGATCCACGGTCAGGCCTTGGACTCGTTATCACCAGAGCCCCCCGGAGGAGGCGTGCTGGGGGCGCTGGGCCTCTTCTGGGCGTCCGCGATCTCGCGCTTCGTGGCCTCGCGCACACGGCCATAGGCAACCATCTGCCTCGCGTCCGCGTCTTCCAGTTCGAGGAGTTCGCCCTCTTCGCAGTGCTCACCGTTGATGGCGCAGCTCTGAATCACCTTGACGTGCATGGTTGGCTCCAAATGGAAAGCGGGGGCAAGCCCGAAGGCCCGCCCCCGGTGAGGTCTTAGGCCTGGGCGTCCACGCAGGCCGCGAAGGACTGCACATGGCGCAGGTTGATGTCCACGAGCTGCGTGGAGATCACCCGGATCAGGCCCTTGTCCGCGAGGCTGTAGGGGTCGGTGATGATCTCGAGCGCGCCCCACTCCAGGACCAGCAGCTCCTGCCACGCGCCGAACAGAATCGCGCTCAGGTTGGTGCCGGAGCCCTTGGTGAGGTTCGAGGCCACCTGGTTGGTCGCCATGGCCTTGTAGCCGTTGATGGTGTTGTCCTTGTTCCAGATCCAGGTGGACCCGGCGACAGCGGATTCCAGGGTCTTCTTGAGCTTCCCGCGCACCTTCGTGTTGGTCAGGTAACCCATGTTCCCGTCGTCCGCGTTGGCGTTGGCCAGGGCGGTCTCCAGGTCCACCACCGTGTCCCAGGTGGGCGCACCACCGTTGGTCCCGACCGCAACGGACCCGATGCCGCTGAAGTTCAGGATGCCCCTGGGCTGGTTGGACGACCCGAGGCCATGGACGCCACAGCGGTCAACCTCCAGCGCGTGGGCGCTCGCCAGGTCGGCGGTCACGTAGTTGTCCGCGTAGCCGCTGGTCTGCACGAGCAGCTGCTTGCTGTACTGCCGCTGCGCCATGAGCTGCTTGGGGCTCATGGAGAAGGTCTCCAGCGTGGGGTCGCTGTTGCTCACGGCCGAGGCGGGGTTGTCTCCGGTCCAGGTCGCGCTGCCTCCGGTGATCTGGCGCGCGAAGGGCACGACGCCGACCATGCCGGGCAGATACGTGGCTCCCATCTGCAGCAGGCGGGCCTTGGCCCGCAGGAGCTCGATGAAGGTCACAGGCTGCTGCGAGACCAGGCCCGCGGCCGTGGCGGTGACGGCGGCATCGAGCGCGCGGAGCTTGACCGCGGTGGGGATGAAGATGCCGTTGGTCTCGCGCCCCAGGCGCTTGGCGAGATCCTGGGACACCTCACGCTCGAGGCCGTTGGTGCCGGTCGCGGCGAGCAGGATGGCGCGCGCGATGGAATACTCGCGCTCCTCCTTCTCGTTCATGCCGCTCTGCGGGGGCTGGTCGCCCAGGGGCTTCCCACCGCGGGCCACCATCTCGTCCAGCATGATCTTGCGCAGCTGCTCTTCCTTGGCGCCCTCGCCCATGGCCTTGCGGACCTTGTCGGTCACGCCGAGACGCTGGGCCTGGTCCAGGATGTTGAGCACCTGCTCGGGGGTGAGCTCCCTGACCTCGGGAGCGGAGGGAGCGGGGGCCGCCGGAGCGGCCGGGGTGTTGGGGGTTTCCGGCATGCGGACCTCCTGTTGGCCGGCCCCGGAGGCCGGTAGGGTTGTGGGTGGTTCCGGGGTGTCCCCGGGGTTGGCACTGCGGCCGATGCCCACGGCGTCATCCGCGGGCACGGAAACGATGGAGGCCTCGTAGGGCATCCAATTCGTGAAGCGGTAGCTGTCGGGCGCGCCGTTCGCACCCTTGGTCATCACGTAGTCCGTGGTGTCGTAGCCCACGGAGACCTTCGTGCGGATGCCGTCCAGCACGTCCTGCCAGATCTCCTCAGCGCGCGCGGACTTGCCGAAACGCACGACGCAGCGCAGCACGCGGTCAGGGTCCAGGCGCGCGGATTCCACGACGCCGATCTGGTCGCGCATGTTGTGGTCCATGAGCAGAGCCGCGGAGTTCAGCAGGCGCGAGAGATCCACCTCGCCGGGCCCGTGGCCCAGGATCTCCGTCCCGTACCAGCGCTCGTACGGCGTCTCGCTGGAGAGTGCGAGCTCAACCGTCCGCGCCTCCTGATTGATCGCGGAGCGCTCGACAGAAAATGTCCGCTCGTAGCGGCCCTTGATCTCACGCGTCGCCATCGGCGTCCTCCTTGTCGCTCGATTCCTCTTCACCGGCCTTCGGCGCGGACTTCGGGGCCGCCACCGTGGGCACCATGCCGGCCCCCTTCAGGGCCTCTTCCTCGGCCACGAGCTCCGCCAGCACGTCCTGGAAGTCGATTCCCTGCTCCGCGAGGATCCGCGTGCGGCTCGTGGTGCGGTTCTTCAGGGCTGTGTCGCGGGCGGTCCCATCAGCCTTGGGGTCCACGGACTCCCATCCGCGCGGGCACCACGCATGATCGAAGAGGCGCTCGTATCCATAGCCCGCAGGCAGTGCGAGGCGCCCCGTGAGCTGCGCAGCGTCGAACCAAGGCTCGAAGACCCAATCGAGGAAAGCGCAGAGCTGGTCCTGCTGCAGCTCGCGGTAATACTCGCGATCATCCTGCGTTCCCTGGCGGATGGAACTGAAGGACACCTCCGTCAGGTCCGACGCCAGCGCCGCGTAGGAGATCCCCATGCCGCTCGCAATACCCTTGAGCATGGCCTTGGAGAACTCAGCAAAGGCCGTCGTGGGGTGCTGGACATCGGGAATGATGGGCTTGTACCCGGCGGGCAGGCCGTGCCACCGGATGTCACCAGGCACCTGAGCAGCCGCGTCAGCGGGATCTGCCAGGGGAAGGCCATTCCGCAGCGGCGCCCCATCCTCGTCCAGCTGGTCAAACTCGGAGCTGAGGAACCCGGGGCGTTCCGACTCCTGCCGAGCCGCCGAGACCTCCGCCTCCCAGTAGTGGCAGAGCATGTCCAGGAGGAACATCGCGGACGCCGTCCAGGGCATCCCACGCGTCTGGAGCGGGCGCTCCGGGTCGTAGCCGTGGAAGACCTCGGAGGCAGGGATGCGGATCTTCTGAGCGCGCGAGTAGAGCGTGGATGCCTGCGCGGGGTCCGAGAACCAGTAGGCGACTGGTGCCCCGAAGGCGTCCAACTCGATCCCCATGACGATGGCGTTGAGACCGCCGCCAGCGGGCCGATTGAAGCCCACGTCCAGAAGATCCGCGTCCAGAAACTGGATCGCGAAACCGTATTTCCCGCGGCCCCACACGCGGCGGACGAAGACCTCACCGTCCACCGCCATCGTGCGCAGGAACAAGCGCAGCGCCTGGGGCCCGGAGAATCGGCCGCACACCGTGAAGTTGCCGCGACGCAGGAAATCCTGCCACCCAGCCTCGATGCGCGACTGGTAGGGTCCTGGCGCCTTGGACTGCAGCGTGACGCCCTTGGCGCCCACCACCTGTCCACCCAGCGTGCGCACGTAGCGCCGCATGAAGGGGTTGTTGTTCACCAGCAGCCGTGAGTTCCGCCGCGTGGCCACTGCGTCTTTCTTCAGCTCCTGGTCCTTGTGCTGCAGCGACCCGAAGGGCATGCCGCCGTTGAGGTGAGCCGCGACGTAGTGGCGCTTCTTGGGCTCCTGCCGGGGCTTCTCCTCCGGGAGGGGAGTGGGCGTCCAGTCGGACATGCGCACGCCGGGGATCACAGGCGCACCCGCGTGCACACGGGGTAGCCCCGCTCGCGCCGAACCTTGAACGCGTAAAATCCGCGCAGCCTCAGCAGCTCCGAGCGGTCCTTCTTGACGCGCACACCGTCCAGCTCGCACTCCACGGTGGCGGAGCCCACGGAGGCCTCGAGGGCCTGCTCGATCGACGCGAGGCAGCGCTCGGCGTGCGTCCGAGGATCGTGGGTCGTGCTGGGGTCCGGGAGCACCACCAGCTGGCCCGTGCCCACCGTCCGCACGTCCGTGCCATCGGTAGCGCGCGCCGTCCAGGCATAGGCTCCGGCGGTCCACGTTGCGGTGGTGGCCGCGGCAACGGACACCACGTGATCGGCCCCAGACGCGGCGGCCACGATCGCGATCGGAGCCGCCCCGGCGCGCTGGAGGTAGTAGGTGAGGGTCCACGCAGGCGCAGGCGTGTCCTGGAGCTGGACGCTCCATGTCACCGTGTCGCCAGCTCGCACCTGAGTGGGTTCCACCGCCCCTCCCCGGCACAGGTTCGGGCGGTATTCGACAGTGAGTGTTCTACTCGGAGTAGAACGGTCTAGCGCTCCAGGTGCCGGTCCAGGCGCGTGATCCACTCCCGCAGGGTGTCCGCGAGGCCCCGGATAGTGGCCTGCAGCTCGCGCATCTCACCGCGCAGGGCCTCGGATGCGGCCTTCGCTTCGCTGTGCCCGTCCTCGAGGTCCGTCAGGCGGTCGTCGTGCTTCCCTAGCTCCTCACCGTGCACCTTCTGACGCTCCAGCACACGGCCGTAGCGCACCAGCAGGCCGCCAACGGTCACGGCCAGGCCTGCGAAGGCGACCCACAGCCCCGCGGTCTCTGCCTGCATCACCACCTCCAGCCCGCGCCCAAGGCGGTCCTGTCTCCGACCTGCACCACCTGGAGATCTACCCTGCGGTAGCTCCAGCCCACGTACCCGCCCACGTAGGACCGGCCCTGCCAGTCCCGCGCTCCCAGTAGCCCCGCACGCCAGGGGCGCAGCGGCCCCCGGTCACGCGCCAAAGCCTCCGCGGCGTCAGCTCGCCTCTCCTGGGCCGTGGCACGCTCATCAGCCGCACCAAGGGCCGTGGTCAGGTGAGCCACCTGGAGGAGGCGGGCATCTGATATGCCCGCCTGAGCCCGGGCCAGGGCTGTGGCGGTGTCCAGTCTTTCGACCAGAGGCCCCACGCGCTGAGCCTCGCGGCCCCACTGGATGGCGGTGAGAGTGTCGGGAAGGGTCAGACCAGCAGCGAGGGGCGATCCCAGCACCACAGGATGGAGCCCCATGCCCACCAACTCGGATAGAGCGGCGGGTGCGGCAGTGCCAGGGTCAACGGGACGGGGGCCTGGGTCACGGGGCAGCGCGTCCAGGCGAGCCTGGAGAGCGTCCCGCTCGCGTTCCCGCTGCGCAGCCATTGCCCCGGCGGCACGCGCCTCTGCCTTGGCCTCGGCCTCACGCTGCTCTGCATCCTGGGCCCTCCGAGTTTCTGCGGCCAGGGCCGCTTGGTGCTCTGCCTCTTGGCGCTCCGCCGCGCATCTCCAGCCGCACAGCCCCAGCGCCAGGGCCGAGACGGCGACGGCGGCCAGGATCAGGCGGCGGGTGTTGATCGCACCCGAGGGGAGCCGCGGCAGGAGGTTCATCGGAAGACCACCACGAGGATGAGGGCCGCCAGGGACCCCGCGGCACCCAAGAGGCACGCCAGGAACAGGCACCCGTTGGCCAAGCTGTCAGGCCCTGCCGCCCTGTCGAGCCTCATGGCCGCCCACAGGAACAGGCAGAAGAGCGCGACCCTGATCCAGGCCATCATTCCGCCGCCTCCAGCGTCTCCAGGTCTTCGTCCATGTGGACGTGGAGCTGTCCGCACTTGGCGCAGCGCATCACGATCCTCATGACCGCTCCCCGGTGGAGGGAATGCTCGTGGAGCTCACACCGTCCGCCGCAGGGCTCGGGACAGGTGCGCCAGGGTTCGGGGATTTGGAGCACCGTACCTCCGTCAGCTTGGACACGCCGTAGTTGCCGAGGGCCACGCCCAGCCAGAGGCCGACGTGCGCAAGGTCCGCGCCGTTGAACTCGCGCCAGACGGCCACCACCAGGGCCACAGCAGCACAGACGCGGCCCCAGGAGAGCTGCCCGCGCCAGTCCTGGAGGATCGTGCGGAGCTTAGCCATGGTCCACCACCCGAATCCAGATAGGCTCCTTGGCCTCCTTGAGCTTGGAGAACAGGGCCTTGAAGGCGGGCGTGCTGGTGCCGCCAACGATGCGCCCGTCATCCGTCAGGCGCTGTCCGACCAGGATGCAGCCGTGCGTGTCCTCCACGGTGTTGCCGGAGTGGATCAGGATGCCGGTGAAGCCCGGCACGCCCTCCAGCCTGGGCAGGATGCGCCCGAATCGAGGGCTCACCACGTCCATGCGCACGCGGTAGCGCCCGGCGGGGATGGCCGTCTGGCCCCAGACCTTCTTGCCCTCATCCTGGGGCGTGGCAGGGTCATCCACCCGCACCACGTCCTCCAGCGTCCGGCACTCCAGGGCCCCGTCCACGTAGAGGTCCCCCGGCGTGGCGGTGCCGACTGTGGGGCGGCGGTAGAGGGTCAGTTCCATGCCCCCAGGCTGGGGCGGCACCGGAGGGCGGGCGTTCTAGTCGGAGTGGACTGCCCTCACCACGCCCCCCCGAAGCCGGTCATCCCTCCCCCGCCACGCCGCGGGGCGATCCGCCGGACGGGGGCGGTGGGGGCATCCTCGGCCTCGGGATCAGGCTCCGGTGCGGCCTGCGGCGCCCGGGCCTGCAGGTTGCGCTGGACCAGGGCCTCGAGGTCGCGGGGGGCGTAGATCTCCAGGGCGGCGTAGCTGTAGACCACGCAGTCCAACACCTCGTTCCGCGTGTCCGGACCGTCCTTCTTCTCGTAGGCGCGCCGCCCGGACTTTGTGCAGGGGCGCTCGGACAGCAGCTGTTCAATCGTCCCTTGGTCCACGTCATTCGGCAGATGGACGTAGCCTGGGCCTGGCTTCTCAATCGCGAGCTGGCCGTAGATCAGGTCCTTCGCCGAGACTCCGTCCACCAGGCGCAGGGAGCTTTTTTTGGTGGCCCTGCGCACCAGTGTGCGCTGCGGCTGGGTCGCGCCCTTCACAGGGTGCGCCAGGCCGCGCATCTTCGGGCGCTTGCAGAACGCGTAGACAGGCTTGTTGTAGTGCCCGCCCACGTCCAGGCCCACGGCCTTGATCCGGTGCCCGTCCCAGTCCTGCAGGAGCAGCTCCTCCAGGCGGTTCCATGGCTCCTGCGTCGCGAGGTTGCCCGGGATCACGCGGTGCTCGATCAGCCAGAGCTCCATCCCGACTCCCACACCCCAGACGCCCACCTCGAGGCGCTGCGGTGAGGTCTGGTTGTCCACGCCGGCCACCAGCAGGGCCACCCCCTCGGGGACCTCGCCGGTAACGTAGCTTTCCTGCCGCGCCCGGGCCAGCAGCCCATCCACCTGGAGGTCGTCCCCTTCCCTGGGGTCCCACCACTCGCCGCACTGCGTGTTGACCCACACCTGCAGCGCCTTCGGGCCCTTCCGCTTCGCCCGCTGGAATTTCGCGACCAGCGAGGCCATGGACCGCACCATCAGCCCATGGACCTGGAAACCAGCGTGGTCGTCCACCTCCGGGTGCTGCGCGATCCACCCGCCGCCCTCGGACTCGGCCCGGTTGATCGCCTGGCGGAGCTGGTGCTCCGTGATCTCGCACCCGCCCCCCCGGCACGCGTACACGGGGTCCTTCGGGCGCCCGTCGAACACCACCTGGCGGAAGTCGCACACCTGGAGGTGCCCGCAGTGAGGGCAGCGCCACCACCAGAGCCTCCAGTCGGATTCCTTCAGGGAGTTTTCGATGCGGCTCCGGCCCTTGATCGTGGGGGAGGAGCAACGGTAGATCAGGCGCCGGCCCTCGAAATCGGACGTGCGGGCCTCCGCCAGCTCCTCGAAATCGCCCTCTTTCCCGGCGCTCTCGTCGATCGGGATGCGGTCGATTTCGTCCATCAGCAGATCGCGGATGGGCTGCTGGGCGAGCCCCGAGGGGACGTTCGCGCCCACGCACACCAGCACGCCGCCGGGGAATTCCTTCTCCGTGATCGTGTTCGAGGTGTTCCGGCCCTCCCCAATGCGCTCCGCGAGCTCCGGGCAGTCCCGGACCATCGGCATGAACCGGGTCTTCGACCACTTCTCCACGGCGTGGATCGTGGGGGCCACCGCCATGATCGGGCCCGGGTTGAGGTGGATCCTGGACCCCAAGATGTTGTTCAGGATCTGCGTCTTGCCCCACTGGGAGGGCCCCGCCACGGTCACGAACTGGATCCGGGGGACGCTGCAGGCGTCCATGATCCCGCGCTGGTAGGGGCGCTCATCGCAGGAGAACCGCCCCGCGGCTGCAGAATCCACAGCGCTGAGCACGCGGTATGTCTCGGCCCACTGCGTGACGGTCAGGTCAGGCGGGGGCTCGAGCACCGCCGCAGCCTCGCGGACGGTGCCGGCGGGCGAGGCGGTCGCGATCACGGCTCGTCCTCCAGGCGCTGCGCCTCGGCCACCAGCTCGCGGAGGCTGGCCCGCATCTCCCGGTCCAGGACATCCTGGCGCTCCGCCAGCGTCTGTCCATCCACCAGGCGGGGCGCCACGCGCCCACCGTAGCCCAGGAGGTTTTGCTTCAGGCGGCCGAGATAGGCGCTCCAGGCGCGCACGGCTCCAGCGCGGTCCACCAGGGAGCCCGCCATCTGGTCCCGCTTGAGCTCCGCCATGTCCGCGTCGGCTCGTTCCTTCCGCTTCCGGTCGTCTCCGGACTCCTCACCTGGCGACAAATCGGGGTTCAGCCAGGCCCAAAACTCGGACCAAACGTAGTAGCAGCCTTGCCCGGAGCCGTGTCGCAGCTTCTCCAGGTGCGGATTCCGCTGGATTGTTCTCACTGTCCGCCCCAGCAGGGCCGCAAATTGCGGCTGAGAGAGGCGATTTAGGTCCATTTTCTCGTTCATGAGGCACCTTAAATGAGCGGCGACATGCACAAATTGCCTTTAGCTAGCGAATCCAGGCGGGTTGCCGCGATACCCTTCCCACGGCCCCCCGGAAGGACCCAAACTCATATGAATGTCGATGAGCCCATGCGCACCTCATCGAGTCGCCTCGGCCATCGCGCGCCGCAGCTCGTCAGGGAACGTAGCCGCAGCCACACCTCCCACGGTGGGCACGAACTCCAGACGGGCAGGGATGCGCACGCGGTCCACGAGGCGGTAGAGCAGGCGCGTGCCTGCGGTGCGATGGATGGCCTTGACCTTGCGCCTGTGCGGGCCCATGCCCACGGCCACGTTGTCCAGCGTGAGGCCCTTCAGGCGTGCACGGCTGGCCTTGGTGAGCCCCTGATCCACGCGCTGGAGGATCAGCACCTGGCTCCGCACACGCACGAGGAACGTGCGCTGATCGCCCACGATGCGGCCGCCCTTGTCCTTGTGGAGCTTGAGATTCTTGGGGTGCAGCTTGTTCGCCCGGCCGATCACCTTGGACCTGAACACCTCGGCGTTGGGCTGCCACAGGCGCTTGCCGCCGTGGCGCACACGCTGGGCGCCCTGCTCGTGGTCGTCGAGGAAGTGCCGCTCGTCCGGGTAGGCGACCGACACCACCACGCGCCAGGTGGACTTGGTCGCGCGATCGGCCTTGGCGATCTTGATCCCGCGCACCACGAACTGCTCACGGCGCAGCTTGAACTTGGACTTGAGCTTGCTGCGCTCGGCCTCCTGGCCCTTGTTCGCGCTGCGGTTGAGCGCGAGGCTCACGGCGTAGGGCAGCTGGCGCTGCTGGTAGTCCGTGAGCCAGCCGAGAACGGCGGTTGGATCGACGTGGAAGCGGATCACTTGGGCCTCCTTGGGCCGTAGTAGAGGGCCCGGATGTAGGACTCGCTGAGTCCCGCGTGCAGCGCCACGGCCTGGATGGCCTGCCGGGTGCTGCAGTGGGAGGAGAGGGCAGCCCGCACGAGGGCCGGCACCCTGGAGCGCAGGCGCTCGGACCGGGCCGCCCGGAGGAGGGCCTGCTCGAGGCGGGTGTCCTCCTCGCGGTGGGGTGCCTCGACCTGGGCGAGGGCGTCCCGGATCTCCTCCGGGACCTGGGAGAGGTGGACCCAGCACGTCACCGCGGCCCCCTGCTGCCCCCTGGAGCCTTCGAACGGGTCCGGGTGGTGGGGTTGGTGCACCTAGGGGCCTTCGGCGGTTCTGGGAGGTCCTGGAAGCCGAGGGCGAGGAGGGCCTGATAGACCTCCTCCACGGAGGTGGCCCAGAAGGCGGGGCAGCCCCGGGCAGCCTGGCGGGCGAGGAAGGCCACCTGGAGCGCCGTGGGCCGGTTGCCCGGCACCTTGACCTCGCAGTAGGCGTTCCGCCCGCGGAACTGGGCAGGCACGGCGTGGCTGGCGTCCAGCTCCACGACCAGATCCGAGTGCCCGGGCTCGCCGAACCGCACCGGGCGGCCCTTGGGCCCCCAGGGGTGCTGGGAGCCGCCCACCCACACCTGCCCGGTGTTGACGCGGCGCACCAGCCCGATCCGGCAGGACTTGAGGTAATCGCTGATTTTGCGCTGGATTGCAGTCTCGGGGTTGGAGCCGCGGGGGCCACGGGCGGTCATGCGGCACCCCCGAAACGGACATTCCGGACACGGACACGGGGGGTATATATACGAGAGGAAGAAAAGCACTTAGATGGAAAACGGACATTTCGGACACACGTTATCTGGCCGGAATATCCGAATCCGGGAAGAGCTATGCATTTCCTCTCTCTCTCATAATACGCGTAGTGTCCGACGTGTCCGAAATGTCCGTTTTCACGCTTCGTGGTCATGGGAAGCCTCTTCAAAAACAGGATGGAAGTGCAACATTCGATTAGTGCTTGACGTTCTCGGGCCCATGGAAATGTCCCAGGTGCCGAGGCGGAGCCGGCCTGGGACGCCCATGGCGCGCTCCAGCTGGTCCAGCCAGCGGCGGAGCTTCCGCGTGCCGGTCTCGTCCGGGCTGCAGGCGAACACCTGTGCCACCCTCGCCTCGTGGTAGCTCGCCTGCTCGGCGAGGTCGTGGCGGACGTAATCCTGGAGGGATTGGAACCACGGGAGCCCCTGGCGGATGGCCAGATCCTTCGCGGCCTGGGCGGCTGCGATCACCTCGTCCGGGTTGAGATGGAGGCGAGCGCTTGCGAAGTCCAGGGCCGCGTCGAACACCTGGGAACGGGTCCACCTCGCGGGCGGGATGGGGAGCCCCCGGAAGTCCCTATAGAGCAGGATCCCGGCCCGGTGCACCACCTGGCGCCCCCCTGCGTCCAGCCACGTGTAGAACGCGTCGAAGGCGGCGTTGCGTTGGGCCTTCGTGCTGATGGGGCTCGGCTCGAGCTGGACGAGGTTCACGCGGTCCTTGGTGGCCTCGTCGTCCTCGTTGATCTTCAGGGCGTTGGAGCTGAATACCACGGGCTTCGGAGCGATGGTCATGTCGCTTCCGAACTTCTTGCGCAGCTGCAGAGGTTCGCCGGAAGCGTAGGTTTTCAGATCCTCGAGGTAGGCGGCGCTGAGGAACTGGTCCAGTTCGTCCCGGAAGCAGATCGGGAGGTGCAGGACGGATTCCGTCAGCCAGCCTCCCTCCCCGCCGTCGAACCGCTGGGAGCCGTAGGTGCGAGGCTCGCCCGCCACCAGGAGGGCGCAGATCTTCGCGGCCGTGCCCTTCCCTGTCGCGGCTCCGCCGAAGAACCAGGTGATTGGCAGGAACCCGCAGGGCTCCCCTGCCTGCCACCGCTCCTCCGCCCAGAGGGCCGAGAGCGCCGTCGCGAGGCAGAACGCGGCCACCCGCTCCCCCACCTCGGAATCGGGGACGCCGGGGATCCGCACGTGCAGGTAGGCCCTGCGCAGCCGCTCTACCGTGGCGTCCAGGTCCGCGGGCGTGGGTGCGCCTGGGTCCTTCCCCGTCCAGGGTTCCCAACCACGCTCCCGGGCATAGCCGGCCCTCTGGGCCTGGGGGATCTCCGTCCAGTGGCGCCCGTCCTCCAGGAACTGCGGGGGGAGCCAGGCGGGGGACATGTGCGTCTCCGTGGGCCCGCCTTCCACCGTGGCCGCGAGGTCCGGATAGTCCTCTCGCAGCTTGCGCATCAGGCGGTGCCCGAGGAGCGCCGTGAACTCGTGCAGGCCCTCGGCCACGGGCATCTGATCGTTGATGCGGGCCCGGATCCCGAAGTACCGCCGGCCGCCGCGAGGGTGAGCGCAGATCCCCGCGCACCGCTGCCCGAAGCGCCAGGCCTCGAGGTCCCGCATGCCCTGGCCCTTGGCCCGGAGGGCACCCTCCAGGGCCCGGCGCGCGATCTTGGCGAGGCCGTGCTCCTCCCCGGGCGCAGGCACGCTGAGGGCGTGCTCGATCGCCTCTAGGAGGGCGTCCCAGCGCTTCGCCGGGTCCGCCTCGCGGTAATCCTTCGCCAGCCCGCAGCCGGGCAGGATCGCAGGCGTGGCCACCCGCGCCAGTCGGGTCCGTGCGGACTTGCCGGAGGGGTCCTGGTCCGTGACCAGGAGGGCCGGCACACCGGGGAAGTGCGCCTGGAGCGTGCGCTCCAGATCCGCGGCGCCGAAGCCGGCCGGGATGGAGCAGAAGGCGTAGCGGTGCGGCTCCCCCGCGTTGAACGCGTCCCAGGCTGCGGCGATCGCGTCCCACGTGCCCTCGAAGATGACCACGGTGGACGGCTGCAGGCGGGGATTGGCGATGTAGAGGCCCCGGGCCCCGAGCATCTTGGTCCACTTGGTGCAGGGGGCACCGCTGGCGCGCTCGATCTGGCGCACCTCGAGGCCCACGAACTCGGCCCCGAGATACTGCGGCGCCAGCGTCAGGGCGGCGCTCTGGCTCTCCGCGCGGATCCAGTCCTTCTCCGTGGGGAGGAGGGGCTGGACCTGCTGAATCGCCTTGCGACTGCACACGTAGACGCCGCAGTGCTCCGCAAGGAAGGCCGCCCCGAAGCCCCGGGCGCCTTCCGCCTCGGCCGCCCGGTAGAGCAGCTCGTGCGGCTGGAGCTCCACGTGCTGGAGGAGGGCCCCGCTCTCGGCGTCGAACACCACGCGGCCCCGCCCGTCGTGCCCGTGGAAGCACACGGCGGTGAGGCGGCCGTCCCGGTAGAACCGGGGCTCGTCCTTCGCGGCGATCGCGTCTTCGCGTCCACAAACGGGGCAGATCAGGCCGCATTTCATGCCTGGCCCCCGAGCGCCTTGCGGGCCCTGGCGAGGGCACGCTCCTGCTCACGGGTGCGTTGCCCCGCGGATTCGCAGAGCCAGCGGCACACGGCGTCATCAGGCGCGGTGAGCAGCCAGCGTAGAAAGTCGTTCTGGCTCACGGTTTCATCTCCCGGGCGCGTGCGTGGTGTTCCTCGCAGCGCTCAGAGCAGACGCCACACCAGCGCTGGCCCCGGATGGCCTCCCGGCACCCGCAGACGATGCAGATCCCGAGGGCCCTCCAGGCCGGGCGGCGGCGGGCGAGGTTGGCTTTGGATTTCCTGGCGGCCACGGCCGCGCAGGCTGCACAGCGGCAGCCCGGCGCGCCGTTGCGCCCCGGCTTGGCAGGCTCGCGCCCGCACTGGACGCAGAGCCCAGCGGCCCGCAGCCCGGCGCGCCGTTGCGCCTGGTAGCCGCGGTTGTAGGAGCGGCGGTGGGAGGCCCTCCCGGGCGCGTGGTCAGCAGGCATGGGGGGCGGGCTCACGAGCACCACCCGCGGAAGCACCAGCGGCGGCCGGTGGTGGCGTTGCGGACTTCGACGCGGGCGGCTCCGAGGCCGATAGCCCACACGCAGGCGCCCACCAGCCACCAGGAGGCGTCCGCGCTGGCGTGGTAGAGGGGGCGGAGCCGGTCGATCAGGTGGACGCCCATCTCACCCTTGGGGACCGTGAGGACGCCCGCCTTGTTGAGCAGTTCGTGGGCGCTCTCCCAGTCGCTCCTGATGTAGATGTCGGCCTCGGTTCGGTTGCGCAGGTCTTCGGGGTGCAGGCGGGGGCTAACCACGGCTCACCTCCAGCTCTCTAGCGTGTCTTTCCGTCTCATTACCGATTTTCCAGATAGACATTGGTTGGTCCTGTGTGTGTTGCGCTGAGAACTACGTTTGGTTGCGCTGATTTGTTAGGTCGCCTAATTGAAAGTTAGGCGCCCAGCGCCAGCCTTGTTCTCTCTTTCAGGTTTTCCAACCATTCCGTGCCCGCTGCATCCCCAGCCTGAACATCAGCCGCGAATACCTGCCAATCCGCCAGGATCTTTTTCAGCCGCTTGCACTCATTCACTTTCGCTTCATGGCAGCGCCTTGCATCAACAAGGTTTCGTTCAAGCATTAGCTCCAGCCTAACCGTTGCATCAACCCGGACGGTGCCTTCGCTGGTCGGTTCATTCGTCATTCTGGTTCCTTTCCCCGGCACCGCCGGTTATGCCAATCGTTGGGCGACACAGATCTACCTCAATCCACGTATTCAACGGTGACTTTCCAGTGGTCCGTCTTGCCATCTGGCCGACCCGTTTCAACGGGTATCTCACACTTCGACGCGCCCATGCGGTCAAGGTGCTGCACCAGCGCAAGGGCTGGAGCATCGGCAGTCTTCAGTTCGTCTTCAAGCTCTTTGCACATCGTTTCCTCCGGGGGCGGCTGTTTATGGAGGGCCAGCCGCCCAACCCATCGTTCAACCGGACGTTCGGGCTAGCGCCCGCCCGCCGGTTAACTCCATACGTTAGGCCTGTTCAGCATTCGGAAAATTGGGGTTCGGGATGGTTTCATCTTCGATGTTCACGGCCTGGATCATCGGTATCCCATCGTCAACCCAAGTGAAGGTATCCAGTGCATATCCCGTCTCGCGTTGCACCTTGCGGAACTCGAACAAACAGCAGACAAACTCCTGAATACAAGCGGAAAGCCGATCATCCGGCACATTGGCAAAGTCAGCGATTGAAACAATGTGATATTCGGCAGGGCCTAACCCGTCGCTCAACCTTGACGCTGCCTCTTCCGGCAACCCCCCGGAATTTCCGGATACTTCAACCATTTCATCTCCTTTCATCGTTTCGCTGCGGCAACGCCGCTTAACTCCGAGGCGTTAGGCGCCCTCTTCTTCCCACCCGCAGTCCCAGGAGAAGCGGTCATGGGTTCCGTCCTGGTAGGGGTTTGTGTTCTTCGGGTGGCCATATTCCCTCGCCCTCGCCCCAGCTAGCGCCGGCGGAAGGAGCACGAGTTCCTTCCCACAGGAGGTGCACCTGAAGTCGGGGCTCATCTCGTCGTGGTGGCAGCGTCGTGCGTCAGCAGGCATGGGGGACGTCCTCCTCAGAACCGCTCGGACAGCACGCGCCATGCGAGCGCAGCGCACTGTGGGACTTGGCCGTTGCCGAGGGCCTTGAGGCGTCCAACACGGCGAGGGACGCCGCTCGCAACGCGCGGAAGGTCTGCGGGTTCAGCGGCCCAAGGTCCGTCCAGCCACGGGGCCAGCCCATCAGCCACTCCACCCATTCCGGGTTGAGGGGGCCGTTCAGTTCCGCAGGGGTGACCATCGTGCGGAGTTTGGCCCGCGCACCGCTGCCGCCCCACTTGCAGAGGGCCGCTCCCCCCGTGTCCGTCACGGCTGTCGGTGTGGGCCACAGGGCCTTGGAGGCCATCGTCTGAAGGCTGGGGCGCGTCCTCCCGGTCCTCCCGGCAGAGCCGCCCTGGTTCGTCCCGTAGCTGGTCGCCGTTGGCGTGGGCCAGAATCCAGATCCGCTTTCGGATGTGCGGAGCACCGGCATCGTCCGCGCCCAGCACGCCCCATTCCGCAGCGAACCCCAGCGCGGCCAGGTCCCCGAGAACGGTACCGAGTCCCCGAGAAGTGAGCAGTGGGGAGTTCTCCACGAAGACGTAGCGGGGTCGAACCTCGCGAACGATCCGTGCAAACTCCCGCCAGAGGCCGGAGCGGGCACCGTCGATTCCTTCGCCTCGACCAGCGGCGCTGATGTCCTGGCAGGGGAAGCCTCCGGCGATGAGATCAACGTGGCCTCGCCAGGGGTTGCCGTCGAAGGTCCGAACGTCGTCCCACACGGGGAACCAGGGGAGGATGCCGTCCCGCTGCCGCTGGAGGAGGACAGACCGAGGGTATTCCTCCAGTTCAACGGCGCAGACTGGCACATGGCCGAGAAGGAGTCCGCCGAGGATTCCGCCCCCGGCTCCGGCGAAGAGGTGCAGTTCACGAAGTGCCACATGCACCGCCCCTCCCGCACCGCCGCGAGCACCTGGCAGGCACATGGATCCTCCAGCGGAATGAGGCCCAACGTCTTGCAGGCAGCGGCGTAGACATTCCAGTCGTCGACCGTGTAGCACCCGGTCAAGGTGTAGCGGTCGATGATGCGCTTCCGTGCGGCCCTGGCCTCGTCCAGCTCCGCCCGTGCCTCGTTCCGCTCCGCGGTGAGCGTGCCGATGGTCTCGGCCTGGGCGCGGATGGTCTCCCGGGCCTCCACGAGCAGCGCCTCCGCCTGGGGGCCCAGGGTGATGCCCTTGGGCTTCGCCAGCGGCTTGCGCGTCTGGATTTCGTAGCCGACGGGGAGCCAGCGATCGGAACCGGCTGGCACCACGACCTTGAGCTCGGCCACGGCCGGGTTCTCGTTGAAAAGACGGATGGCCTGCTCCACGTTGGCGGCCATGACCTCGGCCACCAGCTGGCGGCGGCCGTGGTGGCTCAGCCTGGGGGGGCCGACCAGCACGTAGCGGCGCATAGTGGGGGTGGCAGCGGCGCTCATCCTTCCACCTCCTGGGGCAGGGACGTGACCACCACCTGGCTCTTCAGGAGGTCCACCGTGTTCTGGAAGGCCCGCTCCAGCACGGCTGGCGGGAGATGAAGGGCGTAGACAGAGCCAGAGCGCGCCATACCAGCCATCACGCAATCGGTGATGAACTCCAGCACGTCGATGAGGTTCACGTCGTCGGGCACACCATCAGGACTATTCAGATGATGGCGGTTGACCTTCCGATGGTTGTCCCACCACCCCGTCTGTTCAAAGCCGGTGATGAAGTCGGCGTGGAACTGATCGAGAGCGTCTAGCTTGTCAGGGTCGTGGTGGACTCCAGCCTTCTCGATGAGCACAGCGAAGAGGTGCATGCCGTCGTAGACGTCGCGGCAGTGCATGAGGCTGCTGAGCTGGAGCTGCTGTTTCGTGACCTTGGAGTAGTCGCAGGTTCGGGTGTCCGCAGTCGGGCTCGGGGAGATATGGATCACGGCTTCACCTCCTGGGCGGAGGCGCGGCGGCCCAGGCGGTCGATCTCCGCCTCAAGGTCGCGGAGCTCCTGGGACCTGATCTCCTCCAGCGCGCGGCCGAAGTCGAGCATGGAGCTATGCGCGTGCTTGGTCTTGCTCGTCAGGCGGGCGAACGCTCTCGCTATGGTCGTCCTCATTTCCCACCTCCATTCCGGGGCCCGTTCCAGCGGGTGCTGATGCGGGCGGATACGCAGCGCTCCTTGGCGCGCCACAGGCCGATCAACGCCAGGAACAGGACGAGCACCACGAGGGCCCCGGGGAGATCCCCGGAGGCCATCAGCGCGGCCACCACGTCCGGGAGGAACCACAGGGCCGCGAGGGCCCCGGCGGCAAGCACCGCCAGGGCCAGCACGGTTGAAACGCGGATGCCGCCCATCATCGCGAGGCGGATGCGCTCGGCCTTCTCGTGCCGCAGCTCATCGCGCTCGGCCAGTACGCGGCGCCAGTCGTCCACGTGGAGCACCACGCGCTGGCTGCTTTCGCCGAGGGCGAAGCCCTCATCGAACATGCGCAGGAGGTCGTCAGCGGGCAGGCTCAGCGTCCCACCAGGGCCGGTCTCGAGCGCGGCATTGCGGAGATCTTCGAAGTTCATGGCCCACCTCAGAACGGGATGTCGTCGTCGCCGAGGGGGTCACGCATCGGGGCCGGCGCAGCCGGGAGGGCGGCGCCAGGCAGGGGCGGCAGCTGCACGGACGGGTCGATCGGCAGCAGGGCGGGCGCGGCACCCGTGAGGATCAGGGTGATCTTGTGGTAGTGCTTCCCGTCGTACTGGCGGAAGCCCTTGTGCTTCGCGATGATCTCCACGATCTGGCCGGAGGCCTTCTCGAGCTTCACGGTGTCGAGCTGCCCGTTGGTGTGGGCGCCCAGGAGCTTCACGGCCATCTGCAGCGTCGCGAGGTTCTTTTCCATGGCGGCCTGGGCCTTCTCGGGCGTCAGGCCGGTGGGGATGTCGCGGGCGTCCAGTGCGATCAGCAGCTCGTCCGAGCACTGCCCGTTCTCGACCCGCAGGCCGATGTAATCCTTGCCGCTGTTGTCGAAGTGCTTGATGTAGGCCTTGCGCACGGTGGCCGTGTGCTTGGTCCAGCCATTGGCGTCGCAGGGGAAGGGCCGGCCGCCGGTGCTGGTGGGCTCCGTGCTGGTGTCCGCGATGCTCTGGGCGGTCATGCCGGGGATGGGGATGAGGGTCATGGTTCAGTCCTTTTCGAATGGGGGATGGGATGGGGCGGCAGCGAACCGCCGCCCCGGTTGGTCACTGCTGGAAGCGCTGGTGGAGCCAGGGGATGAACGCGGCGCGCTTCTGGGGGTCCTTCAGCTGGGCCACCACCGCGGCGCAGAACTTGACGCTGAGGGAGGTCCAGTCCGCCGCGCCGTCCTTCGTGGGCTTGGCAGCGCCTTCCTTGGAGAGGGCGTACGCCCACATGGCGGTGGTGCGGACCTTGTGCTCGGCGCAGAGGTCCAGCAGCTCCCGCGCGTCTTCGGGCTTGGCCCGCTCCGGGCTGATGGCGTCCACGAAATCGGAGGCGGCCTGGGAGACCTGCGCGGGGGCCTTCTCCTCCGTGCGCTCCTCCAGGATCGTGCCCGCGACCTTCTTGTAGCCTTCGGGGTCCTTCTCGGGATCCGGCACGCGGGGGTCCGGCGCGGTGAGGGACTGGCGCAGCTCGGACTTGGCGGCCTCGGGATCCTCCGCGTAGCGGGCCTCCCATCGCGCCAGATCAGCCTTGCGCTCGGCCTCGGGCGTCTTCGCCGTGCTGGTGGCCCAGCTCGCGAGGAGGTCCAGCCACACCTGATCCACGGCCGGAGCCGCAGGCTCAGGGGCGGGTGCAGGAGGTGCAGGAGGTGCAGGAGCATCCACGGGGGGCAGCTCGAGCTTGCCCTCGGGCCCGGCCTCGATCAGGCGGAGGTAATCCAGGCAGGGGCCCTGCCACACGGCAGGGACCCAGGGCAGGCCGCAGCGCTGGGAGTGCTCGGCGGGCGTGGTGTCCACCACGTAGCCCAGCTCGGCGTCGAAGCGCGCCTCGGCGGTGGGCAGGAGCTTGCCGGGGAGCTCCTCCACGCTCCTGCCCATGCCGTCCGGCTGGATGCGCTCCACGAGCCCGGAGCGCTTGGACACGCTGCGCCCGATCACGACGCCGGGGAGGCCCGTCAGCTGGGCGGCCTTGACGACGGCCAGCGCATAGTCGCGGAGGTCGCCGTACTGGGACAGCTCCAGCTTCAGGAGCACCTGCGAGCCCTGGCCCGCGCGCTCCTTCAGCCAGCGCGGAATCGCGAGCGTCAGCTCCGTGAAGCTGTCGAGCACGATGCGGTCGAACTGCGCGGTCTTCTCGGGGTTGCCCAGGATTTCGAGGATCTTGTCCAGGTCGTCCAGGCTCTCCGGGACCATGCCCACGGCAGCCGGGTTGAGCTGCCGCAGCACGGAGGCGGCCTTGGGCTCGGTGAGGAGCACCAGCGGCTTCCCGCCGCACGTGGCCCAGGTGGATTTGCCACCGCCTGTCACCCCGTGGAGGAACATGAACGGGCGGCAGATGGCGGGGGTTTCGGCGGTGAGGTACTTCATCGCGCACCCCCGGCCCAGCCGTTGATCTTGCCGTCAGGCTGCCCGTGCTTCAGCCAGCCGCGCGCAACGCCGAAGGTCAGGAGGACGATCATCACAATCTGGGGCGCGTTCATCGGATCACCGGATACGTCGTGGAGCCTTCGGACATCACCACGCCCTCGGGCAGGGGCTCACCCGCCTTCAGCGCGTCCTTCAGGGCGGCCTTGTTCAGCTCGGGATCGCGGACCCGGTAGAACCGGGCGTCCAGCTCCCACGCGTTCACGCCGGGCTTCAGTTCGAAGGCCTGCGTGGAGCGGGTCTGGTTGTAGACCGTGAACCGGGGCGTCTTGACCTTGCCGCCCAGCGCCTCGAGGGCCGGGACGAGCAGGGACTTCAGGCGGGCCTGGGCGCTCTCCAGGGACTCCTTGCGCCCCTGCAGGCGCCCGATCTCCGCGGCCAGCGCCTCAGCCTCGAGGCCCATGGACTTGACGACGCAGGCCGTGGCTTCCACCTTCTCGGCGCCGGCGGCTTCGATCGCCTCCCAGGCCGCCTGGATCTCGGGCGTCAACTCGCCGCCGGACTCCTCCAGCGCCTGCGCGATGCGCTCGAACTCGATCGGGATCTCGTAGAGCCGGAGGGTGCTCACTTCTCACCTCCGTCTTCCGCCGGGACGTCCCAGCTGTAGAGGTCGATCGCACGCTGGAGGGCAGCCCAGGCCTTGGGCCGGTCCTGCGCCCAGAGCGCACGCCACACGGCCTCGGAGGCGGGCCAGGCCTTGCGCCTGAGGCCGGCGGCCACACCCGCCTCCTCGAGCTGGTCCAGGGCCGCGTCGAACAGCTGCTGCTGCTCCCCAGGGGGGCGCAGCTCGAACGGCTCCTCGGCATCGGCGGGGGCCATCTCAGGCTCGGCGGAGGCGTACTGGGCCAGCCAGGAGGCGATCTCCTCACCCGTGGGGATGGAGGTATGCTCGGCGCCCTCGCGCATGGCGACGTGCAGGGCGGTGTAGGCGGCCTTGCGGTCCTTCTTGAAGGCCTCGAGCCACTCCGTGGTGTTCACCTCCGCGCCATCCGATTCCGAGCGGTCGCAGAGCTGGCTCAGCAGGCTGTCGAAAGCCTCCTCCTGGTCCTCACCGGAGAGGTTCGGGAAGACCAGGAGCTCCAACGGCAGCTCCGGCAGTTCCTGCGCGGCGGCCCCATCGAACGGCAGGGGCACACCCGGGGCGGGAACCTCAGGCACCGGGTCCGGACGTGGGCCGGTCTCGTACACGTCCTCCTCCTCGAGGCCCACGGCGCTGTCCAGCACCTTGGCGGCGCGCTTGTAGTAGTCCCGCGCGTCCTTCTTGTCCTTCAGCGTGGGCTTGGCGGTGTATTCCAGCCGCGTGGCCGCACGGGCACCAAGCTGCAGCGCCAGGTCGATCGCGGTGGTGGGGGTGGTGGAGTCAGCCATCACAGCCCCCTCGTCACCAGCACCGGGCACTGGACGGCCACGACCACGTCAACGGAGAACGCGACAGCCATCCGGCGGCGGCGCATCTCGCGGGCCACGGTCTCGCCCACGCAGGTGATCTCGCGGCCGATCTCCTGGATCCGGTCCCAGGCGCGGGGATCGTCGGAGAGCTGCAGGTGGTGGAGCTGCTCCACCAGCCCGCGCAGCGTCTCGCGCGCGACGTCCTCCGTGCGCCGTGGCGCGATGGGGGGTTTGAGACTATTGTTCATGAGTGCTCCTTGCGCGCTGTGCGCGCGGTTTGCCTGCCCCCGTTGCCGCGGGGGTTTTTCGTGGGACCCGGGGAACCGCCCGGGCGGTGGGAGTGGCCGCCTGCGGGTTGCGCAGCCACTCCTCGATCTCAGACCAGTAGAAAATCCAGCCCGGCCCGAAGGGATTCGGATGGGCCGGGAACCCGGCGCGGCGGATCGCCCGCGTCAGGGTGTAGCCGTGCATGGTCTTCCGGCCCCGGAGCTGTGCCAGGCGGGCGCGGACGTCCACGGCGCAGAGGATGGGCTCCCCCTGGATCACAGGCCCGGCTCCCCGGCGCCCGTGGCCAGCCAGGGGGCGGGGACGCCCAGGGCCAGGGCCAAGCGGCCCAGGTTGCGCGCCCGGGGGGAACGGTTGCTCGACTCCCACCGGGAGACTGCCCCCCTGGTTGCGGGGACCCTGGACGCGAGGTCCTCCTGGGTCCACCCGCGCATAACCCTTGCGTATTCAACGCGCCCGCCGAAAGTCGAGGTGTCGAACTGCATGTTTTTCCCCAAAATAGTTGCGTCGCCTGTTGACAAAACGAACCCACAACGCAAAATGTTCTGCGTTGGTGAAAGCGGACTCGGCGATTCCGAGGTGCCTCAAGGGTTGCGCTAGTTGCGCAACTTGTCAACAGGGGTTGCGCGGGGGGTGTGATTTGGATCACAGCATCGGGGAGTGCATAGCCGCAGCCAGGAAGGCTAAGGGCTGGAGCCAGCAAGACTTAGCCGATGCTGCAGGAGTGGGGAACAAGTCCACCGTGAGCCGCTGGGAGCGCGGGGAGGGGCTATCGCCTGAGCGGGTCGCGCAACTGGAGAACCTGCTGGACGTGACTCTGGAGGCCGGGTGGCACAACGGGGACTCCCGGGAGGCGAAGCTCGCCGCTGCCATCACCCTGGACTGGTGCCTCGTGGCCCGCGCCTGCTGTCTCTTGGATACCGTGGGCCTCAACATGACCGAGCGCCACAGGGCCGCGGCGCTGAAGCAGCTCTACGTCCTGGGGATCAAGAACCCATCCAGGCTCACCGAAGACGCAGCCGCAACGATCGCGCACTCAATTTCCTAGGAGGCCCGCATGGCACGCGCGTTTGGCCTCCGGAAGGTTGGCCGCTACTGGCACGCCGATTTCTGGGTGGGCGCGAAGCACATCCACCGCTCCACCCGCATGACGTCCTTCCCGGACGCTGAGGACGTCGCGCGGCAGTGGCACACGGAGGAGCAGCGCAAGGCGCAGGGGTTGCCCGTGGACCAGGGCCTCACCGTGCGCGAGCTGTGGGCGCGCTGGTGGGCTGGCACGGAGTCGTACCTCTCGGAGAGCCACCGCAACCGGGTTGCGCAGGACTGGGACCTCTACGTGCTCCCGGCCTGGGGGGATCGTCCCGCGAAGGGCATCCGCACCGCGGACGCGGAGGAGCTCCGCCGGGACTTCCTGGCCTCTCCCAGCCTGCGCAACGCCCACTACGCGGAGAAGATCACGGCACGCTGCAAGCGGGAGGAGAGGGACGTACCGCCCCCTGCCCCGCGGTCGATCGCCAGCGGGAACAAGCTGCTGTTGCACGCCCACCTCGTCTGGACCTGGGCGGTCAAGCGCGCGGAGATCCTGGCCCGCGTGCCCTGGAGCGTGCATATCGATGACGCCCAGGAGAAGCCGAAGGACACCTTGAGCGAGAGCCAGATCCGGGACTTCCTGGCGCAGATCGACCGGACGGCACGGAACCCGCACGTGCACGTTGCCGTGCGCGCGATGCTCTACCTCGCGCTGCGCGAGAAAGAGGCCCTGGTGATGCGCTGGGAGTGGTTCAGCCCGGACCTCGCGACGTTCCAACACGGGGAGCGCAAGGCGAAGGACGCCCCGCGGTATCCGGTCCCCCTGGACCTCCGGGAGCGCCTGCAGGCCCTGTGCCCTGCCCCTCCTGGGAAGGCCTGGGAGCGCCCGGCCTCGGGGCTCGTGCTCCCGCGGATGGTGGACGGCGAAGAGGCCCGGCACTGGGGGCAGTTCACGACGAAGGCCATCGCACGGGCCGCGAAGACCCTGAAGCTGAAGCTCACCCCGCACTCCCTGCGGCACAGCTGGGCCACGATGACCGCCCGTAAAACGGGAAATGCCCATCTCGTGAAAGATGGGCTGGGCCACAAGGCCCTCAACACCGCGACGAAGTACGTGAAGCTCAGCACCCGCGACCTGGCGGAGGCCCAGGCCAAGGTGTTCGGAGACCTGGCGGAAAAACCCTCACAGCCCGCGCACAAGTTAATTCACCACACCCTCGCAAGGATGCGCAAGAAAACGGGTTAGGCCGCGGGAGCGAAGGTCTCATAATCCTTAGGTCCCCGGTTCGAATCCGGGCCCAGCCACCAGCAGCCATCTTGAACGGAGCCCCGCGCTCCGTTTTTTGTGCCTCCCTGGAGGAACGCGGGCCCGGATCCGGACCGGGGAGAGCCAGCGGCGGCCCGGCAAGCCCGCAGCGAGCAGGGCCCCGGTGGGGCCCGGCGCAGCGCCCGCGGGCGGGGCCAGCCGCTGGCGGTTCGAATCCGCCCCCAGCCACCAGCAGCCATCTTGTACGGAGCCCCGCGCTCCGTTTTTTTGTGCCTCCCTGAAGGAACGCGGCCCGGATCCGGACCGGGGAGAGCCAGCGGCGGCCCGGCAAGCCCGCAGCGAGCAGGGCCCCGGTGGGGCCCGGCGCAGCGCCCGCGGGCGGGGCCAGCCGCTGGCGGTTCGAATCCACCCCCAGCCACCAGCAGCCGAGCCTCGCGGCTTCCGATTCCTGCATTCCCACCCACCCTGGCAGCCGCACTGGTGGTGCCTTGGCCGTGGAATAAGGCATGCATCCCCAGCCCCCATGCCCGATAGAATCGAGTCCATGGCTCCCGAAACCGAGGCTCAGACGCGCCGGAAGCGCATCGATCCCCTGCTGAGGCAACTTGGCTGGGAGATCGTGCCCTTCGGGCCCGGCCTCGATCCAGCCATGCTCCAGCGCCATGCCGTCACGGAGCACCCCACCAGTAGCGGCCCCTCCGACTACGTGCTCTTCGTGAAGGGCAAGCCCCTCGGGGCCCTAGAGGCGAAGAAGTTGGAAGTCGGCTCCGAAGGCGTGCTGGTCCAGGCGCAGCGCTATTCGCGAGACATCGAGACCGGGGCTGGGAACTGGAATGGCTACCGGATTCCCTTCCTGTACGCGAGTAATGGGGAGCAGCATTGGTTCGCGGATGTACGCCGGGAGAACTACGCCTCTCGCCAACTCGCAGGCGGCCTCCACGCACCCGAGGCCCTGGCGGACATGTTCAGCGCCGATCCCGGAAAGGCTTTCGCGTGGTTCAGGTCACACCCCACCACCGAGATCTCGCGGCTGCGGGACTACCAGCGCGAGGCCATCACCAAGGTGGAAGAGGCCCTCGCCAAGCACCGTCGGGACCTGATGCTCGCCATGGCCACGGGCACCGGGAAGACCTTCACCATCGCGGCCCTGGTCTATCGCCTGTTGGCTTCTGGCTTTGCCAAACGGGTTCTCTTCCTGGTGGACCGCAAGGCCCTGGCGGCCCAGGCCGTGCGCGAATTGGCCAGCTTCGATACGCCCCACAACCGGAAGTTCAACACCGAGTACGAGGTCTACAGCCAGCGCTTCAAGCGCGAGGACTTCGGGGACGAGGATCCCTTCGATCCCAAGGTCCTGCCCGAGTCCTACCTGACGAAGCCCGACGGGGCCCAGACCTTCGTCTACGTGAGCACCATCCAGCGCATGGCCCTGAACCTATTCGGGAAGGGCTTCGGGGCCGAGGATGATGCGGAGGATGAGGAAGATGCCAACACTCTCGACATCCCCATCCACGCCTTCGACCTGATCATCGCGGACGAGTGCCACCGGGGCTACACGCTCCAGGACCAGCAGGTTTGGCGCGAGACGCTGAATCACTTCGATGCCGTGAAGCTCGGCCTCACCGCCACGCCCGCCAAGCACACCACCGCCATCTTCGGCAGCCCCGTCTTCACCTACGGCATGCAGCAGGCCATCGACGCGGGCTACCTGGTGGACTTCGACCAGGTGAACATCGACTCCCAGGTGCGGCTGCAAGGCGTGCCCGTGAAGGAGGGCGAGCAGATCGTCTCCGTGGACCGCGAAACGGGCGAACAGGTGGTGGACGAAGCCGCCGCCACCATGCTGTTCCCGGTGACCGAGACCGAACGGGATATCACGGCCCCCGACAGCAACCGCAAGATCGTTGAAGAAGTCGCGAAGGTCGCCCTGGCCCACGAGCAGGAGCATGGCCGCTTCCCCAAGATCCTCTTTTTCGCGGTCAACGACCTGCCCCATGTCAGCCACGCCGACCAGCTCGTGCGGGCCTGCCGCGAGATCTTCGGCCGGGGCGATGAATTCGTCCAGAAGATCACCGGCAGCAAGACCGTGGACCGGCCCCTCCAGCGCATCCGCGAGTTCCGCAACCGGCCCAAGCCCATGGTGGCCGTCACGGTGGACCTGCTCAGCACGGGCGTGGACATCCCCGACCTGGAGTTCATCGTCTTCCTGCGGCCCGTGCAGTCACCCATCCTCTGGACCCAGATGATCGGGCGCGGCACGCGCCGCTCCCCGAACTTCAAGAAGGACCGCTTCCTGGTTTTCGATTGCTTCAACGGCACCCTGGTGGACCGATTCAAGGACCTGAAGGACTTCGGCGAAATGAAGACCAAAGCCCGCACGCAGTCCAACAAGGAACTGATCGAAACCATCTGGACTTCCAAGGGATGGCAGCAGGACGAGGCCCTGCGCAAGCTCGCCCAGCGCCTGAAAGGCATCGACGAGAAGATGAGCGGCCAAGCCCGCCAGGACTTCGCGGCCCACGTCGAGGGGGGCAACCTCAAGGCCTTCGCCCTGGCCCTGCCTCAGAAGCTCAAGGATGACTTCCTGGGCACCATGGCCACCCTGCGCAAGCCCGAATTCCAGGACCTCCTGGAGAACTTTGATCGGGCCAAGGAGGACTTCCTCATCGCCCCCATGGTCGAAGACACCGTGGCCTCCGAAATGCGTTTCCGCCGGGGCCAGGACTACCTGCCCGCCGGGGACTACCTCATGGCCTTCTCTGCCTGGGTGGAGGGCCACAAGGACGCCATCGAGGCCATGCGCATCCTCCTCCAGAAGCCCCAGGACTGGTCGCCCAAGGCCCTCAAGGAACTGAAGGAAGCCCTGCAAGGGGGCCACTTCGAGGTGGGGCCGTTGCAGAAGGCCCACGCCCTGGTGCACCACAAGGATCTGGCGGACATCCTCTCCATGGTGAAGCACGCCGTGCGCGAGGAAGAGCCGCTGCTCACCGCCGCCGAGCGCGTGGACCGGGCCCTTGCCGCCCTCATGGCCGGAAAGAGCTTCAACCAGGAACAGAAGGCCTGGCTCGGCTACCTGCGTGAGCACCTGGTGGCCAACCTCAGCCTGGATCCCGAGGATTTCGATCTGGCCCCGGCCCTGGAGAACCACGGCGGCCTCAGCCGGGCCCGGAAGGTCTTCGGCTCGCAGCTTGATAGCCTGATCCAGGATCTGAACGCCGCCTGCGCGGCTTGAGGGGAAGCCATTGGCCGACATCGTCAACAAGCTCTGGGGCTTCTGCCACACCCTGCGCCACGACGGCGTGGACTACGGCGACTACATCGAACAACTCACCTACCTGCTCTTCCTCAAGATGGCGGACGAGAAGGATGTGAAGGTGCCTTCAGGTTGCTCCTGGGACCACCTGAAGCCCCTCAGCGGCCAGACGCTGTTGGATGCCTACACGGACGCCCTGCGCAAGCTGCGCGGCGAGAAGGGCCTGCTGGGCGATATCTTCGCGGGGGCCGAGAGCCGCTTCGGAAATCCTGTGAACCTGAAGAAGCTCATCGCCCTCATCGACGAGGAGGAGTGGACGTCCTTGGGCCTGGACGTGAAGGGGGCCGCCTTCGAGGGCTTGTTGGAGAAGGCCGCCAGCGAAGGGAAGAAGGGCGCGGGGCAGTACTTCACACCGCGCTACCTCATCGAGAGCATCGTGAACGTCATGAAGCCCGACCCAAGGGGCCGCGAGGACTTCCGCATCATGGATCCCGCCTGCGGCACCGGCGGCTTCCTCATGAAGGCCTACGAGTGGCTGGTGGCCCCTGGCCAAAAGGCCCTGGAGCGCGACGAGATCAGGCGCATCAAGACCCAGACCTACTACGGCCAGGAACTGGTGCCCCGGCCCCGCCGCCTGGCCCTCATGAACCTCTACCTCCACGGCCTCACGCCCACCATCTACCTGGGCGACACGCTCTACGAGGCCGACCGGAACGAGCGCTACGACGTGATCCTCACCAATCCGCCCTTCGGGACGAAGGGCGCGAACGCAGCCCCCGAGCGCGACGACTTCACCATCGAGACCAGCAACAAGCAGTTGAACTTCGTCCAGCACGTCCACACCGTCCTGGAAAAGGGCGGCCGGGCCGCCATGGTGCTGCCCGACAACTGCCTCTTCGAGAACAAGGCGGGCGAGGTCTTCAAGGACCTCATGGCCACCTGCAACGTGCACACGGTCCTGCGCCTGCCCCGGGGCACCTTCACTCCCTACAGCCAGGGCGTGAAGGCCAACGTGGTCTTCTTCCAGAAGGGCCTGCCCACCGAAGCCGTGTGGATCTTCGACGGGCGCAGCAACGTCCCCGGCATCACCAAGAAGGAGCGGCCCCTCAGCCCCAAGCACTTCGAGGAGTTCGAAGCTTGCTATGGCACGGACCCCAACGGACGCGGCAAGCGTGAGGACCAAGGCGAAGCGGGCCGCTGGCGGAAGTTCCACATCAGCGACATCCAGGCCCGCGACTACAAGCTCGACCTCACCTGGCTCAAGGACGAAAGCCTGGATGATCCCGATGAACTCCCCGAGCCCCAGGACCTCGCGGTCGAGGCCATCAGCGAACTGGAAGCCATCGTGGACGACCTCAAGGACATCGTCGCCCTGCTGGAGCGGGAAGAGGGTGTGGAGGCATGA